AAGACTTTTATTTCATGGTCAGGATGGCACAAGGTTATGGTATCAGCGGACTGGGTATAGTTCACGTCCATCACGACCGATTCTGACCACGGCGTTTCAACTTCTACCGGGGAGCCTGCATTGGTAATCTGCCCGCCGGATGCCGCATAGAACCGAGCGTAGTGATGGCCAAGCTCAATTACATAGGTTGCGACTTCCGAGAACTCGAAACCAATGACGCGGGTTTTACGTGCTGACTCTTTGGCCTCGGCTTCATAATACGAACCGGCACGATTGGTCACGCCGCCATAAGGCCGGACAATGAAGTTCTCGCACGTCTTTAGACTGGTCGCATAGCGGGCCAAGTCCACACGGGCATAGCATGACGGCGATAACTCACCGCCAGTCAGGGAAGGCTGCAATAACTTCATTACTGCCTTGCGAGAATGGAAGGGGTTGAGGGGGCTGGGTCTTGCTTGGATTCGTTGAATGCATGGGCTTTTGCTTCTGCCAGTGCAAACTGGAAGTTCTGGAAATACCCTTGTCTTTCATTCAGTGGGATAGAACCCAATGGGCCAGCGATATAGAACGCCAGCCCCCATGAAAGTGCATTAACGAGGTTTGCTGAATATCTCGATATTGGCGTGGCGTTCGATGCATAGATCAAATACGCCTCATCCAGATCACAGACTATCGAAGTCTGGTCATCACCATGCATGACCTCGAAAGGAATGAAGTCTTGCCGGAAAAAGTCTTGAGAGATAAAGCTGGTGAATACATTAACCGTGGCATCACGAATACCGCCTTCATCCACAATCAGCCATGCTTTTGCACAGTCTGAAGGATAGGTATAGCGGTATGTCCAGCCAAGCGGTGCGTCTTCACTGGATACCGATAGCGCCTGAGTCTTGGTCGAGAACGGCCAAGGACATTCAGATAACACCATGTCATGAACCATATCGAAGAAACGCGCACATACACGGCGTTCGTTACTATCCTCAGTCAGTGAGCCTACTTCATAACTATTGCCAACGTTCCCGAGGGCAAAGTTATAGATATCGAGCTGAGAGGCCATCAGTAGATAGCGTAGATAGGAGTTGCAGTGGTGCTACTCGAAAATACGGCCTTCACCATGAACGGCAGTATCGAGTTTGCTGCTACGGCTACCGTGACATTAGAGCCACCATTGGCCGGAGTCACATTGATATTACCCGCCGTGCCACCGATCAAGATAGTGACCGGAACCGAGAAAACATCAGCATCAGCCGGAGTAACGACAATGCACCCAGTAGGAAGCTGCGGCACTACTTGGCTAGTGTTGGAAGGATTGGTCAGCGTAATCGTGGCCATTTATTGCTCCAAAGAAAAACCCCGCCGAAGCGGGGCTGAATCAAACAAGTTCCATGTGTTTTTCTAATGGGCCGTCATAGGTAATCACGGCACCTTTTTCCAACAACTGGTTATTGATAAACGAACGCTCCAATAACCTAATGCGCTGCGGCTTTGCTGGCTCTGCCACTACGTCAGCAGCGATCAATTCATCGCCTTTAGCGACTACGGTGGGCGTATCGCCCCGATGTTCTGGGGCGGCCTTAGAGGCACTACGAGGACGTGCCATTAGACTACGTAGTTATTTGCGTAAGAATCGTAAGCTTGTGGGTCAAGCGTCAAGAACGCATCGAAAGCACCCGCTGTCAGTGGGCCAGAGGCCACCGTGTAGCGAACACCCAGATAGCGTTCATAAGTCTTGCTCCAAGGCAGAGCGATGGTTGCAACGCGAGTACCAGCCGTTGCATAGGTAGCGAACGCCAAAGCGCCAGAAGTCCAGTGGACTGTTGGAGACGTTGCCAAGTTGGTAGTCGAGTCCGACTCAAGAGAGAAGGTCACGGTCGCATCCGAGCCGGTATCCGTACAGGTGGTTTGGGTTTGGATAACGAGATAGATAGGCCCGCCATTACCCAAGTTTTTCAGGGTATTGGTTGCGCCCAAATCCATAACGTTGGTTGAGATAGCAGTCGAAGTGACTGCCTGTGCATCAGAAAACTCATTTTCGCCGTCGATAATCATGTTAATAGCTCCTTAAGAAACAGCAGATTCAGTGTTGAGAAGTGCATCAGTGCGGCGAATTGGAATGCCGTTTAATTGCATTTCTTCACGGCCCAACACGTTGTCCATCGTCAGGGTGGAGTTGGCGACTTTGTTGACGATTTGACGGCGCAAGAAGCTACGTACTGTGCGATTCATGTAGAACACTGGGCGAACGCCAGTGAGGGATTTAATGCGTTCCAGCGATTGCATCATCAGGTCAGTGATGTCGGCACCCGAGGCAGCATTTTTGGTCAGTGTGGTGCTGTCGATGTTCGGGATACGAACCACATAGCGCCAGTCTTGAACAGCGATACCGCCATCCCAAACAAAACGATCACGATAGGCACGGTATGGATTTCCGCTGGCATCCTGAATGGTATCCAGCCCCAAGTCATCGTGAGTTAGACCGGCTTTGGAACCCTTCGGATAGATGCCGTAACAGGTATGTTCACCCCAGCCCACCAGCCAGATAGAGGTACGTGCAGCAGAACCGCCACCAGTGATGATGTTGTCGGCATTTTCAGCAGACAGCGACGAGAAGCGAGTAGACAGGCCCATGAATTTTTCAGGGTCGATATCACTGTTGCCATAGAACAGATTGGTCGCCCAGGCTTGATTCATTGCATCAATGTGGCCGAGGTTTTGATTCATTCGGAACTTGGCGGTATTACCGTTCAAGTTGGCAATCTTCTCGTCCACGTCACCCCATGCCACCAACTCGGCACAGGTTTCAGTGATGTCGGCATAGGTCGATTTGCTGACCGGAGTACCGCGATTGAGCTTGCGATAGTAAGCGGTCGGCATACCGGTACGCTGTGCAATGCGGTGGCCAGTAGCCAGATTGCCCTCGACCACAGGCATGTCCATCAAGACTTCATTGTCTTGCGAGAGCATTTCCGCCAAAGGAAGCGCGGTGCCGTCTTGGGTAAATTGTTTTGAGACTTCGAGCAAGCTCGGATATTTGTCGCTTAAAGTAGACATTGTTTATTCCTTAAGATTGAGTGGGATACATACGCTCAGCGAGCGACAACTCACGACCGGCGGAAGGCGCTGCGCCTATGCCGTGTAAGCTCGATTCGCTGATGGCTTTACCGATTCGCGTGAAGGCTCTGATTAGCTCGGGATGATTCCCGAGGCCAGAGAACTCCAACGCTTCGCGCAGTGCAGGCGTACCGAAACGTTCAATCGCGTTCTGTGCGAGCTTTACGTTCTCGGTGTATTTCGCGCCGCCAATTTCTGGATCGGCTTTTGATTCTTCGCCCCACGTTGCTATCTGCTGAACGTGAAGGTCGAGCATTCTTTCTTGCAGTGCTTGGGAATGTTTTGTTGCAAGGTCGATCAATTTCTGAGCGTTGGCTTGGGTTAGGTTTTGCTCCTTCGCTAAAGCCTTAAACTCATCAGTAACCTCGCCATTCAGTTCAATCCCTTCTGGCACTACAAATGCTTCGTACTCCTCGGGAGCGCCTACAACTTCCGTCTTGTCAGCTTCATCGGTTGTCTGTGCTTCCTGTTCACCAGTTGACTCGGCCTCAATCTCCTCGGGAACGCCACCTAGCTCGGTAGTCGCGCCCTGCGTTAATTCAGCGGCTTTGTCTGCTGCGACTACTTCCGGCGTATTGGATTGGGCCGGTACAGTCTCATTAGTCATGTTGTTTTTCCTCAGCTTCTTCCAGCAACGCTTCTTCCTTCGCTGCTTTCGCTGCCTCGGTTTGCATCACTGTCAGTTTTTCAGGGCATGCGGCCTGCAACGCTGCAAGCCACCAACGGCCTGCATCCGCCCATCCAATCGCGTGGCTTTGCTGCATTGAATTGGTATTGAAGGGCGAACGAAAACAGCCGGTTTGATCTAGAAATGCCCAGAGCAAACGGCGGCCACCTTGTGTGTTTAGAAAGTCTTGAATGTCACGCTTAAACTGTTTTTCGGCCAAAGCTGCCCGGTCACCCTTATTTTTAAGGGCGAGTTGTTTGGTTGCGTTAGTCAACTATTATTCCCAGTACCCGTTAATGCCGACCATTCCACGGAATAGCTCAGTAGCCGTTGCAGTACCGTAAGGAACGCGCAGGATGATATGCAAATAGGTTCCCGGCTCAACAACCACCGGAGCGTCCAGATTCACATCACAGCGCGATGCGCTGGCACCAGCCAATGCGCCGACAATGAATGATTGATTGCCTATGCCAATTCGCCTTGGCGCTCTTGTGGCCGCCGCTTCGCCGGTTGCAAGAGATACCGCTGTACTTCCTACGCCCAGCGACCATTCAAGAACCGTTGGTGTTGTAGCGACTGCTACTACGGCATTAAATGTCTCTATCCAAACACCACGAATGACGAGATTG